TAACTGGTCTACAAACTCATCCCAATCTTCCTCAGAATTTAACACAATTCTGCCATGCTCGAACCTACCTTGTAAAGCCCAGATTATCCTGTCAGCTTTTTTTCTATTTCCATGCGTCAAATCTACGATATGCGCAAAGGTGTTGTTTTTTCGCATAAGGTCACTCAGATAGGGTAAAACAGCGTTCTTTAGCGCCCCCCTCTCAATGCCAACAGCTAAAGGTCTGTAGTCCCGAATAGCCATCAGAATCTTAGCGGCAGTCTCCCGAATGTCCCATCTTCCGTGTTCAATCTTCTGAACAAACCACTTCCCATCATCCGTAACCTTGACGATAGATATAGCAGACTCGTCCAGACGTTTCTTAGAGTTAGCCGCTTGTTTGGCAACCTCTTCGAATCCCGCAAGGTCAACAGCGATGTAATAGCTTCCATAGTTCGGCTCTACACCATACTTGATCCATTCTTCCTTGAAGATGTCTGAACCCGCATTGGTAAAGCTCGCCATGTACTCTTGTTTGAAAGCAAAGGAACTCATGGTCTTCTTGGCAGACTCAATCTCTTTTTGGTCAATCAAAGGGTTATCTGCGGTGGTGAAGTGCCAGGACTTCCAATCAGGATCATCTTCACTCTCACCCAATTTAAAGGTGTCGTAGAACCAATTACGCCCTTTAGGAGTCCCAATAAACAATGCTCTCCCTCGTTTATCAGATAAAGAAGCCCGAATAACCTGTTCCCATGCTTCAGGCTTAATGTCAGCTACCTCGTCCAGTACAGCATAAGTCAATGACACACCACGAAGGGTATCTGGTCTGTCAGCACCACGAACATAGATTCTTGCTCCGTTTATCAGAGTAATGTCCAAATTGTTTACATGGGAGTTTTGGATAATGTCTCTACCAAGGTCTAACAGCAAGTCCCAGATAATCTGTCTAGACTGTCCCATAGTAGGGCTAACGTAGAGTACAGCAGAGCCTTGTGGACACTTTAAACCCTCAATCAAGAGCGTTACTGCCGCCATCCTAGACTTACCACAGCGACGCCCAGCAGCCACTACCTTAAAGCGTGTCGTATCCTTGAAGACCTCTTGTTGCCAAGGAAGTAAGCTAAAGTTAAGGTCAGCCATATTTAGCCTCTACATCTTCTGCATCAGGGTTAGTGTCAATCACAGTAGGCTCACCAAGTCCTGTAATGTTAATCGTCACAGCAGACCTCTGGCTCTTATCCTTCTCAAACATAGAAACAGGCAGAGTCCTGTCTAGACACATCTTCAAAGCAACCAATTGATGTGGATGGTCATCGTTTAATGCTATCTCTATGACCTTCTGAGCAACATCCTTACCTCCACTCCTAATCATCAACTCCTTAAGCTCCTTGAGCCTCTGGTGGTCTGTCTTAGGCAATACAGCAGGCGGGTTATCAGCAAACCTCTGTATCGTCATTTTGACACTTCCTTTTGGTCGTCCTCTTCCTCGTTTTAGCGTTTCCATTTGATTTCCTTTTTTCTGAATGGGGGGTGTACCACAAATATCTACTACTCCCACCTACCCCCTCCCCCCCCATCTTTCCACCCACCATGGTTTCTACCAATGTCTTTTTATACAGTACTGTCCAGGCATACAAATCAGGGTTAACCCTATGCAGCAAATGTCCTATTGTCCTATTGTCCTATGTATGGGACAGATAAGGTGCTTTATTGGGGTACTTGGATTGTTTTGGTTTACTAGGTTTCCCTATACATTCCTTCTATCTATCCTTACCTTACTTACTAGACAATCCTCTATTTAGGGTTGTTGTTTATTTCCGACACAGTTAGTAACTAACCCTAATCTTTCAAAAGGTTCATCTATCCTGTATCCCAATGAATGCAGATGTTGGTAGAGGGCTAAAAGGTTTTCGAACCCTTGTGAAATATTCCCTTGTCCAACTGTTAACAGGATTTGTCGTTTAGGGTTGTCTAGTTTTCTGCGGAATTGCACAGTATCAATTTTGGGAGGTCTAGCCATTGTTTCCCTTGTCTGATAATTAATTTAAAATAATTGTACTTTATTAGGGTTTGTCCTAATAGTTTTTTGTTTTTTTGATGCTATTCTGTCTATGTGTTCAATCAATCAATAGGTGTTAACAATGACCAAATCCGAACAGTTTGCCATCGATGAATGGCTTTTCGAATACCCCAAAACAGCATCGTTTGACGACATTCTTTATATGTTGTTAGATGCAGATGACAATTCAATTGTTCCTTATGCACAGGGTGAAACAATGTCTAGACGTGATCTAGCTAACTTCATTTCAGGAACACAAATCCACTTTGCGTCTGTTACAGGGGAAAATTAAATGAAACAGAATTTCTTTCCGACATTGTCAGAAGCTTTGGAAGCAGAGAATTTGCTTCATGCTTGGGATTGCACTCCCATTGCATATGGGCAAACTATTGGCAAAACCTATGATGACGGCTCAAAATACGGCTATTACATTTCTATCTATCGTGATGAGCGTGGATTGTATGAGCGTCCTATTCACTATAAAAGGGGCTGAACATGAATGATAATCATAAAGATATTCTCACAGCCATTTTGGTTGGTCTAACCCTTTGTGTAGGGTTGTTGGCTTATTTTGACGTTTTAGTCAAATAATTGTTTTTTAATAGGTGTTAACAATGCAAAACTTTAATCCAATAATCGCTTATCACGCTAAAAATGAACATGGATGGGCTGAGGTCTGTCGTTATCCCTTGAATTCCCCTGAATGGACAAAACAGGATAGAGTTTGGATTGACGAGCTAATCCAACATGGTGATTGGGTTCTAACCTGTGGTTGGAATATGTGGCAAATTGTCAGAGAAAAGTAAATTCAAACCGCAAAACTTTTGAAATAGTGTTTTGCTGCGGGTTATCCCTAGTTTTCCAGGTGTTCGCAAATCACTAAAATTGCATTCTCAAAATCAATTTTTAATAGGTGTTAATATGCAAAATCCATACAAAACTATCCTCAAAAATGAGGGCTTACCTTACAAAACCCTGTTAGGTACTGCTTCCACAAAAACAGTTAAAGGTGAAAAGCTTGGCTTTTTAACTGCGATTCTCTATCTAACACCAGACGACAATATCTGTGCAATGGCTAGGTTAGCGGGTTGCATGGAGGGTTGTTTATATTCCTCTGGAAGGGGTGCATTTAATTCTGTCCAATTGGCTAGAAAAGCTAAGACAGAGTTTTGGTATACAAACCAAATGGCTTTTTTACTGTCACTATGCGCAGATATTTGGACACTACAGAGGTCTGCAGCAAAATCAAATCAGAAGCTTTTAGTTAGACCTAATGGCACTAGTGACATTCCTTGGGAGAATTACAAGGTTTTGTCGGATCAGACTATCTTTCAATTATTTCCAGATGTGCAATTTTATGACTATACAAAACACCCATCTAGGAATTTAACAGGCAAAACACCTGGTAACTATGATTTAACGTATTCATTCTCTAGCATTACCCCAAAACCGATATCTATAAAAGGTCTGACGAACAAAAATAACTCTAGGGTTGCTGTAGTTTTCCAGAAAAAAGAGGATATTCCTAATTCTTTCCGCTCATGGGAGGTTATCGATGGGGACGATACAGACGTGCGTCATATTGAACCAAAAAATGTTGTTGTTGCCTTATATGCTAAAGGCAAAGCCAAAAAAGATAATACAGGATTTGTACAAATTAAGGGTGTTCATTATGCATAAATATCAATTGGCTATACAAACCTATGATTTATCACCTAAAAATAAATCAGATTGTATTATGAAAATAATTGATTATTACAAAGGTGAAATTGATGATGCTATAGAATATGCAATATATATTGGTTTTTCAACTGAAATAAATCAATTATGCGCAAATAGTGAATTACATAAAATGGGTGTTTGTGGTGATATTTGGATTGAAGGGTCTAGAAAATGAAATACTATAAAGCGATATTTGATTCTAAAAATTTTCATTTTGAAGCTTATGCAATAAATGCAACATTAGCCAAAGAACACCTTAAATTAGGATTAAACAATCACGCAAAACAGTATCAGCTGCCCTTGGATTGGTGGCATGAATATGGAGGTGATATTTATGTAGTTGAAATTGAAATTGGTTCACCCTCTTTCAATTCATGCTACAGGGACAATGAATTGATAAGGGTTAAACAATGATTTATGCAACCCTTGCGCTGATTCTGCGAATACTAACCAAACGATAAACCTCTAACCCTCCATTGTGAGGGTTTTTTCTTGTCTAAAATTTAAGCCTTTAGGGGCTTTTTTGCGTCTATGCTACCCAAGTATCAATTAAGGATAAAAAAGGCTTAGAAGGGGCTTTTAAGGCTTTTTACAGGTATATCCTCACAGATTTTCCTTATCGTTTCATTCAATGCAGCCAATTCGTCTAGTTTGTAGACATTCCAAAGCCTTTTTTGTCCATGAATTCCGTTTAATGAACCCCTATGACAATCTGCACAAAGTGGCATTGATGTATACCATTGTCCCTGGTGAATTTCGTGGCATTCACTTGGTGGTGGTGAGTCGCAAACAATGCATGACATTAGTTTGATTCTTGCAATATGCAACCTTTCACCTGAGTTTGGTTTGGGTTTGTTTTTTGAATACATTATTGGGTTGCCTTAACTTCGGCTCGCATTGAGTATTGTTGTGTCCTCCAAACCTCAATCTTGGCTTGTGCTGCAGTGAGCATCCATCGGTAATTTTCCTCTTTTTCGACTGCCTGTCGAATGCCCTCTAAGATTTCTACATAATCAGCGTGAGCATATGCAAAGGTTTCTTGTTTACCTAAAACCTCTGTTCCTGCTTGTGACATCAATTGGGCTTTTTTTGATTTTCTGAATTCCTCTAAATACATTCGATCCGCCTTTGATTTGGCATATAAAGGAGCTGTATCTATTAGATATTGAATGGCTTTTGATGGATAATCCATTAGATAATCTCCACAACATTACTATTTTTTGATTTTAGATAATCCCTAGTTTTCTGAATATATCTTTCAAATTCAGACCTAGAAATGCTTGATTGTTGGAGGTCGGCAAACTCGATCAGCTCTCGGACTGCCTGAATACCCTCGCCTGTCAATCCCAAGCGCATCGTTGATTGATACCTTTCGGCTGCTTCATGGAGGGCTTTTTGAGCCTTTTCGCAAACTGATAGCACTTCAGGCCCGACACCGCTTCTCGCCATCGTTTCGCTTAGGTTTAAAACCTCGGTTAGGGTATGCCAATCCTGAATTGTCCCCATGCCTTTAGTTATCGCTTCCAAAGCTGAGTATTCCATTACCCTGAGTTTGTCTAGCTTTTCTCTATCGGTAATGCAAGCGCCCTCGATAGCGTGTTTCAAGGGATTGAGCAACGCCCAGACCTTGCGTTTGACTTGCTTCCTCATACCGATTCTTGCTTGTAGTTCAGTTTGTGGTGCTGAAAGCGCATAGCCGCCTCCATATCTAACTCTTTGAACTGTTCGTCAGACAATAAACCAATGACATCACGCCCATTGAACCAAATCTCTTTGATTGACTCGTTATAGGTTGTTTCACCATCGTTTTCATACTCATAAACGACAGTAACAATCTCGCTACCTGCACCTGTGGTTGTGTCAAATTCCCATGTACTCATGATTCACTCCTGTTAAAAATTAAACTTTACGCTTGTTTGATTGATGATTGAATAGGGATTTACCCTTACTCCAGACATTCTTTGACGCATACATCAATCCCAGATTGGGAGCTGTAAACCTTGGTAACGTGGATATTCACAATTTGAGAATCATCCTTGTAAACCACTCCATTCATAGCATCTTCTACACTTTTCAGCACATTGGAGGCATCTGGCTTTTTAATTGGCTTCTCTAAGCCGTTTAAACAGGCTTCTAGGCGCTTTTTAGGCAATGACTTAGGGATTGGCGCTCGAATGTACAAATACAGATTTACAGGGGTTTCTAAGATTTCATTGCTTCCCATTGCCTGAATAGCCGCTTCTTTGATTGAAGACTCATAGTTGCGGGTTTTGTCGGGGGTGTAAGTTTGGACAAAGTTTCCACGTTTGGCATACCTTGCTCTTTGTTTTCCAACAGGGTCGCCATCTACTTTAAAAGTGACCATGAACATTAAAATCTCCCAAAATCTTGATGCAAATCTATAGATGCTTTGCAATATGCCTGATGCGCTGCCTCTTTTGTTTCATAAAGACCTAGAGAGTAAATTTTGTGTTTACATCTAATCCTAGCTCGGTATTTTTTAGTTTGAGGATGAAAGGTTACGCCCTTCAGTCCAATTGAACTGTGCTTTCTTACTTTGGCATTCCAAGTATTCTGAAATTTATCGGCTTCTCTTAAATTTTCAATTTGATTGTTCAAAGGATTACCATCAATATGGTCAACAATTTTTGGTGCATAGCCATGATGTATAAAAAATACCAATTTGTGTTTTGTATATCTTTTCCCATTGATGGTTAGATGTAAATATCTTTTTCCACAAACTTGTGCTAGATCACCTTTTTGCACCCTATTTGAAGTTGGGTTTTTCCAATAAAAATTGCCATCTTTAAAATCAAGATAGAAAAAAACATCATCTATTGATAAATCTTTGTACAGTGATTTTTTTGTGTTTTCTATGAAGGTCATTTGATGATGTCCTCAACTTTTTGTATCTTTTGTCCGATCCAATGCATAACAGGGACAGCCATACTGTTTCCCAAAGCTTTGTATCTTGGGCCATCAGGGGTTGCTCTTCCCTTTGGTTTGATGTCGGTGTAGTGGTCAGGAAAGCCCTGCAACCTCTCGCATTCTGTAACTGTTAGCCTTCTTACAGACATTTTTGTTGCTACAGCCTGTCCTCTGTCAGACATTGGATTAGCAGGCAAACAAAATGCTGTTTCATCACTTGTGCTAATACTAGGATTATCCCTGTCACCACTCAATTGAAAGGCAATTGGTTGTGGAATCAAACGCCCTGTATAGGCATCCTGACCACTATAAGCGCCAGGGTGACTATCGGCACATAAAGCGCCTACAGTTTCCTGAATTGGCTGTGAAACCATTGGAGCATTCCCTCCACCAGTACCCCAACGAGAGGTGACTGTTGAGCAAACATCTTCCAATTCTTTTACTCGACTGTCAGCAGGGTGATTTTCGTAGACTCGATGAGTTACGCATTCTTCGTGGTTGTTACGACTGATTCCAAAGCGTGCTGCAATTGTGGCGGCAACTTCTTGCCCCTTTTCTCTGCGCGGCGGAGGATTCCCTGACAGGCTTTCTCGCTCAAAAAGTACCGCTGCGGCAGGTCGCCAGTTTCCAAGATATCCGACAACAAACACACGCTTGCGTCTTTGGGCCACTCCGAAGTATTGAGCGTCAAGCACCCTGTATGCGAACCCATACCCGCAGACTGCCAACCCTCCGAGGAAGCTACCAAAGTCCCGTCCGTCAGCGGAGGACAAAACGCCAGGGACATTCTCCCAGACCAACCAGCGGGGGCGATATTGTTTAGCAATGGCAAGATAGGTAAGCATGAGGTTACCACGAGGGTCATCCAATCCTTTTCTGAGTCCTGCGACTGAGAAAGACTGGCATGGTGTTCCTCCAACGAAAACATCGACATTTGATTCAATTTGCCACTCCTTAAATTTTGTCATATCACCATAGTTAGTGACTTCTGGATAATGGTGTTTTAAAACTTGACTTGGAAAAGACTCAATCTCTGAAAAGCCAACTGGATTCCAACCTAGTGGATGCCAAGCAACTGTTGCTGCCTCGATTCCACTACATACCGATAAATAATTCATTCAATCTGTCCTTCTTTCATTAGACGCATATAAGTTCGGACTCGATCTCTTGCTCCAGTTCCATAGATTCTTTCGCAACGCTCAAGCCTGGCACGAACAAAGTCGTTATCTCTGTTTGTCTGCCAAGAGTGGAATATTTCCCTTGCTTCGGCTTTCTCCAGAACAACTCTGTCGCCCTCATTGGATATTGTTTTCCTGCTGTACGCCATAGGTGTTTACTCTAGGTCGCCAGTAAGCTCTAAGGCTTTGTTTATCAGGTGTAGTGGATAAGGAACGCCTTCACGCACCTTATCTAGAAGTTTCATTGCGTCATGGTGCGACATCAGGATCAAGTGCCTCTCTCACAATAGTTTTTTCATGGTTAAAAATTGTTTCAAATTGATGGAGTGAAAGGTACATGACCATTTCTTCACCATCTCGTCTTTTTTGCGTGAAACTTACAAATCCATCGCCTGTTCCTGCGACTTCTGTTTCATATTCTGCGGGTAGATAAATTGGCATTTTATTTCCTTAGTTCGGCTAATCTAGCTCTGATGTGGTCTGGCATTGGAGCGGCTTTTTTTCTGTCAGCCTCAATCTTGGCGAGAGCAGGATCAATTTGTACTTCAACTTTGATCCCGAACGATTCAGGGATTTCTGCTCCATCCCATCTTTGTTGATTCAGGTAAACCAAAGGTGCAGGAATAAAAGCGCCATTGTCTTTTCTCCAAGCATCTGTTGTTTTCATCCACTCAATGTGTTTGATGATCTGGTCTGCACAGGTATCACAGTAAAACTTCTTCCACTTTACAAGACAAGCAGCCTTGCCACCTTTTCTGAATGATTTGGGCCAAGTTGTCCAGAATCTTTCAAAGTTATCCATGCTATTTCCTTTAGACATAGGTTCTCCAAGGGTGGATAGATGACTTTCTATCCGACCTTCTCCAAGCATTAAGGTATTCATTATTCACTCCTGTTAACTAAAATACAAAACGCCCCAAGTGCGCATGACGAGTTAATTCGCTTATACATTTGGCCTTGTTACCACCGATGTACCAAATGCTTTACCAGTCGCTTAACTAACGCTGGTCGGCAAACAGGGGGTGTTTCCTGATGTCGGTGTTTTCTTCCAAGCCATCCATGCAGATGCACTACTTTCGTGTGGAGTACGGAAGCCATGATAGAAATAAAAAAGCCGCTTGCA